GTGGTGCTGAAAGAAAGGGATGCCTTGGGGACTTGCCGACTTCCTGGTCTTGGCCGTTGAGCCGACTTCCTGATCTGGGGCTGGGCGCGCTGGACCTGTATCTGGGGCTGGGCCGACTTCCTGATCTGGGGTTGGGCGTGCTGGGCCGACTTCCTGATCTGGGGCTGGGCGTGCTGGACTTCCGCGCGCCAGAAAGCCGAACGGGCCCGCACGGGCCCGTTGCGGTTGCGCTGGGGTCGGGGTGCTACTCGCAAAGACCGTACGCCGCGGACGCTTGTTCGTCGGCTTCCCTCAGGTCGGATAGCATCGCCTCCGCCTGAGCAAGGATGCGGTCGCGGCTGATCTGTTTCTCGTCCTGCAGGTATGCGAGCAAGTCGCGCAGGCCGTCATGCAGCCGGAAGTGCGCGCGGTCCAGATCAGCCAGCACGCCGAGGGCATCTTTCGCGTTGGCCGCTGCGTCCGCGGCTTTGTCGGATGCGTCCTCACTTTCGGCTGTGAGGGTTTCCTCGCGTTCGGCCAGTATGGCTGCGGCAAGGGCCGCCGGTACGGTGTCTGCAGTCCCGAGGCGCAGCGCACGTTCGGCGCGTACTCGGTCCGCGAAGGGAATAGCGTGGTACATGGCTTTGCTCCTGTGTCAATGGTATCGGGTTAGACCGCTCGAGCGCGGTCGGTCTGTGCGTGCAGCTCGAAAAGCACTGCGCGATGCGCTGCGCGGACTTCGGCCATTTGCGCGTTGTCGCGGGCTGCATCGTAGCGGTCGGCCCCGTGCGCTTCTACTGCGTCGGTAAATGAGGCTTCGGAAAACATGGCCGCGTAGTAGGCTTCCAGGTATTCGGCGTTGTACATGAGTTGCTCCCGTGTCAAAGGAAAAGGCGCGCGAGCGCGTCGGATACGCGACGCCACCAGCTGCGACGCGGAAAAGGACCGCGCCGACGGCAGCACGCGACATGCTCGCGAGGGTTGGAAAGGTAGTGCTGGCGCAGGTCTTGGCGGGTCACGGTGGCGCTCTCTTGTTGCTGGTGTGTTGGCATAATGTCAACACTTGACCCGGATGTCAAGGGTTTGACCCGGCTTTGATCCATACTTTTTCCCTATGGGCGCATCACCGAGTGATACCAAAAAGCTATCGGTCTTTTCTGCCGAGCTCACGCCGGCCGAGGAACACTTGGCGCTGGCGATCGCTGGCGGGTCGTCGATAAAGAACGCGGCGGCAGATCAGGGCCTTACCGAGAAAATGCTTTCCCTGCGTCGCTTGCGCAAGCCATGTCTTGACCAAGCGATCAGGCAGGCGTGCGCGATCAAACAGCTTTCGCTGATCGACGGCGCGCGGGAAATCCTGGACGCCGAGCCCGACACGAACCGCGCAAAGCTGACTTGGGACGTGCTCAAGTGGACCGCCGGCAAGTTCGATCCCCAGCAGTTCGGCGAGCGCATGGACATCAACTTGACCGCGACGGTAGACATCGGCGCGGCACTGGCTGAGGCCCGGAATCGCGTCACCGTGCGACCCATGTGCGACCTGGACGACACCATCGACGGTGAATTTGAGGCGCTGCCTCACGATCAGCCGGCCGAAACGATTGATAAGGAATCAACTGATGGTGCCGCGATCCCGGACATCTTCAGCTAGCGCGCGGCGTGAATGGGTCCCATCCAGCGCGGCGACCGGGGGGTGCCGGGGGTGGTACACCCGCGATTCCGAGCGCAATTGCTGTCCCGGGGCCTACCCGCGAACGAACGTGCATAACCTCAAAAATTTTATAAAATTTTCCAGGAAATCCGATGCCCAAGGCGAAACAGGTCGACACCGCGAAGAACGAGCAGGCGCTCATGACCGAGCTGTGGGATCCGCGCCTGGCAAACGATCCGCTGGCTTTTGTGATGTTCGTGTTCCCGTGGGGAAAGCCCGGCACGCCGCTGGAAAAGCACAAAGGCCCGCGGAAATGGCAGCGGGAGATCCTGGCCGAGATCAAGGAGCACATCGCGGTACAGGGGAACAACGAGCTGACCGGCAAGCCGCTCGAGATGCTGAGGGAAGCGGTGGCGTCGGGCCGCGGCATTGGCAAGTCCGCCCTGGTGGCCTGGATCGTGCTGTGGATGCTTTCGACCCGGCTGGGGTCCACGGTGATCGTGACGGCCAATACCGAGGCGCAGCTGACGAGCCGTACCTGGGCGGAGCTGGCCAAGTGGCACACGATGGCCATCAACGAGCACTGGTTCGACCGCACGGCCATGAGCCTGCGGCCGGCCGAATGGTTCGCGTCCCTGATCGAGAAGCAGATCAAGGTCAGCATCGGCTACTACTACGCCCAGGCCCAGCTGTGGAGCGAGGAAAAGCCCGACGCATTCGCCGGCGTGCACAACCCGGCCGGCGTGGTGGTGGTGTTCGACGAGGGCAGCGGTATCCCGCAGCCGATCTGGACGGTGACCTCGGGCTTCTTCACCGAGCCCGTGATCGATCGCTACTGGTTCGCATTCTCCAACCCACGCAACAACACCGGGGCGTTCTTCGAGTGTTTCCACGGGCCGGGCCGCGAGTTCTGGCGCCGGCGCAGCATTGACAGTCGGGAGGTGGAGGGGACCGATCCGAGCGTGTACCAGCAGATCATCGCCGAGCATGGCGAGGATTCGGACGAGGCCCGGGTGGAAGTGTACGGCCAGTTCCCGAACGCCGGCGCGCGCCAGTTCATCCCGATGGATTTCATCCTGGGCGCCCGGCAGCGCGAGTTGACGCCGGACGGCGGGGCCTCCCTGGTGATGGGGTGCGACGTGGCGCGCTACGGCGAGGACGCCAGCGTCATCCGGTTCCGCAAGGGCCGGGACGCCCGCAGCGTGGCACCGCGTCGGTTCCACGGGATCAGCACCATGGAGTTCGCCGACCGGATCGCCGAGGCGGCCAACGAGGTCAATCCGGACGCGATCGTGGTGGACGAGAACGGGGTGGGGGGCGGAGTGGTAGACCGTCTGCGCCAGATGGGCTTCCGGGTGCACGGTATCAACAGCCAGGGGTCGCCGCGGGACAAGACCAAGTATCTGAACCTGCGGGCCGAGCTGTACGACAAGCTCAAGGACTTCCTGCGGATTGGCTGCATCGACGCCAGCGAGTACCTGGCCGTGGACCTCAAGAACCCCGAGTACGAGTATTCCGGGGCGCGGGGCCTGCTGCAGATCGAGTCCAAGGACAAGATGAAGTCCCGCGGGCTGGCATCGCCGAACGATGCGGACGCGCTGATGCTGACACTGGCGGTCAATCCAGCGCGGCATGATCTGAAAGCCTCGCGTCATCGGCGCGTTGGTGCTGTAGCAACAGGCGTGGATTATGCTATTCTTGGCACACTGACGTGAGGTGTTGATACCGACATGGGCGGACTTTTTTCATCCCCGAGTATGCCCCCGGTGGTCGCCGCGCCCCCGGCGCCGACGCCGGGCAACTCGCAGGACGCGATCGACAAGGCGCAGACCGCCGATGCCATCCGGCGTCGCGCGGCCGGCCGGTCGAGTACGGTGCTGACCGGCTCCAGCGGATTGGGTGACCTGGGCACCGTGAGCAGCACGAGTTCGTTGCTTGGGGGCAGCTGACGTGGTGGCGTGGCTGCTGTTGGCCTTCTTTGCCGGCGTCTTGGTCGGCGCCGTGTATTCCGATCACAGGCATTGGTGAATGGCCGGTAGCCGCGAGGAAAACCTGGTTGGCGAGATCATTCGCGAGTTCTCTGTCGCGAAGGAAGGCCGTGGCACGTGGGACACGCATTGGGAGGAAGTTGCCCGGATCGTGCTCCCGCAGTATTCCACGACATTCAACGGCAACCCCTACCTGTCCGGTGGGGGCCAGAAGCGCAGCCAGCACCAGTTCGACACGACGGCCAACGCCGCGCTGACCCGGTTTGCCGCGGCGATGGAGTCCATGCTCACGCCGCGCAACCAGAAGTGGCACCGGCTCAAGATCGCCGATCCGAGCCTGTCCAAGATGCGCCACGTCCAGCTGTGGCTCGATCAGGTCAACGACCTGCTGTTCCGTTACCGGTACGCGCCCAAGGCGAACTACGGCAGCCAGCAGCACGACGGGTACATGACGATCGGCGCGTTTGGCTCCAGCTGCCTGTTCATCGATCCGTTCAAGGACGCAACGATGCCCGGCGCCAAAGGCATGCGCTACCGCAACGTGCACCTGGGCGAGGTCTACTTCAACGAAAATCACCAGGGCCAGGTCGACCGGTTGTACCGGCGCTTCCCCATGCAGGTGTTCCAGATCGCCGAAAAGTGGGGCGAGGACGCCCTGGGGGACAAGCACCGGGGCAAGCTGCAGACCAAGCCCACCGAGAAGCTGTGGGTCATCCACAGCGTGCGGCCGCGCCAGGCGTGGGATCCGTACCGCCTGGATGCCAAGGGCATGCCGTTCGAGTCCTGCTACGTGCTCGAGGACACGCACGTGCTGCTGGAGGAATCGGGCTACCGCAAGTTCCCGTACGCCACGGCCCGGTACATCACGGCGCCCGGCGAGGTCTACGGCCGCAGCCCGGCGATGAACGTGCTGCCGTCGATCAAGGTGCTCAACGAGGAGAAGGCCACGCTGCTCAAGCAGGGCCATCGCGCGGTGGACCCCGTGCTCCTGGCGCACGACGACGGCGTGCTGGACGGCTTCAGTCTCAAGCCCGGTGCGATCAACTACGGTTCCATGACGGCCGACGGCAAGCGCCTGGTCGACGTGTTGCCGTCCGGGCAGGTCCAGGTCAGCAAGGAGCTGATGGACGACGAGCGCATGGCGATCAACGATGCGTTCCTGGTCACGCTGTTCCAGATTGCCACCGAGTCGCCGCAGATGACGGCGACCGAGGTTCTGGAGCGCGCGCGGGAGAAAGGCGCGTTGCTGTCCCCGACCATGAGCCGGTTCCAGTCCGAAAGTCTGGGGCCGATGATCGAACGCGAGTACGACATCCTGTGGCACCAGGGGTTGATCCCGACGCCGCCGCCGGAGCTGGTCGAGGCTGGCGCGGAAATGGACGTGGAATACGACGCGCCGCTGAACCGGGCCATGCGTTCGGAAGGGATCGCTGGCGTCCAGCGTAGCGCGCAGTTCGCCGCCGAGATCGCCACGCAGACGCAGGACCCGTCCGTCATGGACTGGTTCAACTGGGACGCCATTATCCCCGAGACGGCCGACGCCAATGGCGCGCCGTTCCGGTTCATCAACGACGCTTCGACCGTGGCGGCCAAGCGCAAGGGCCGCGAGCAGCAGCAGGCGGTCCAGCAGGCGATTGACGCCGGCCCGGCGGCCGCTGCGATGATGAAGGCGGCCGCGCCCCAGGGCAACCAGGCCGGTGGCCCGTGAGTCGGGCGAATGACTACGCGCCGCTGATCCTGGCCGCGCGCAGGCTCAGCCGGAGTGTCCGGCGTCAGACCATCCAGCGCGGTTGGGACCAGTACCAGATATCGGGTTGGCGCGAGGATCCGGTGTATGACGACCGGGATCCGCGCATGGCGTTGTGGATGAACGGCATGGAAGGCGCCGAACGCGCGCGCCGTGACGGGGTTTTCCGAATCGAACAGGTGGACGGATGGCGCTGATCGACCGAATGCGCCGGTTCCTTGCGGGCCGGCGAACCGCTTACGTACAGACCTTCCGCGGACCTTCCGCGGATGTCGTCCTTGCGGACCTGGCCAAGTTCTGCCGGGCTCGCGAGTCGACTTTTCATCCGGATGCGCGGGTGCACGCGCTGGCCGAGGGCCGACGCGAAGTGTTCCTGCGCATCCAGAACCACCTGCAGCTGAGCGACGATCAGCTGCTGGACCTCTATGGCCGTGGGGCCAATCCCACACAAGCCGAAACGGAGTAAGTCATGACCGAAACCGCTACCGAAACCGCCGCACCCGCTGCGGCTCCTGCTGCCGCACCCGCTGCGGCTCCTGCCGCCGCTCCTGCCGTCCCCTGGCTCGAAGGCGCCGAGGAAACGCAGGTGGGCTACGTGCAGAACAAGGGCTGGAAGACGCCGACCGATATGCTGCAGAGTTACCAGGGCCTGGAGAAGCGCCTGGGCGCGCCGGCCGAACGGCTGCTGACGTTGCCCGGTGAGGACGCCAAGCCCGAGGAATGGAACGCGGTGTACGAGCGCCTGGGCCGCCCCAAAGACGCGGCCGACTACAAGATCGAGGTGCCCGAAGGCATCGGCGACAAGGAGTTTGCCGACACCGCGCGCAACTGGTTCCACGAAGCCGGCCTCACGGCCAAGCAGGCTGAGGCGATATCGTCGAAATGGAACGAGTTTGCTGGCGGCAAGGTACAGGCGCAGACCGAAGCGCAGCAGGCCGCGTTCGCCGAGCAGGACACCGCGCTCAAGACCGAATGGGGCCAGGCGTACGACGAACGTGTCGGGCAGGCCCGGGCCGCGCGCGAGGCGCTGGGCTGGGACGACGCCAAGGTGGACGCCTTGTCCGGGGCGATCGGCCATGCGGCGGCCATGAAGATGCTGCAGGAAGTGGGCTCGCGCATGGGCGAAAGCCAGTTCGTGTCCGGCGAGCGCCAGAATTTCTCCGGCAAGATGACGCCGGGGCAGGCCAAGGCCGAGATCGCGTCGCTGCGCGCGGACAAGGGCTTCACCGCCAAGCTGATGAACAAGGATGCCGACGCGCAGGCGAAGTGGACGCGGCTGCACCAGGCCGCCTTTCCGGAGCAGGCGAAGTGACGCCCGTCGAGATTCGGCTTGAGTGCATGAAGCAGGCGGTGCAGCTGTGCATGGCCACCCGTGAGTTCAACGCCGATCGTGTTGCTACGGTGTCAAAATCGTTGTACGATCACGTCATGGAGGGAGCCAACCCCTCCGGTAACGGCCGGAAACAGAAGGGCAAGTCGAGGCAACCCGACCCCTTCAGTTAAGCCACACGGCCCCTCCTACGGAGGACAAGCCGGGAGAAGTGAGCGCCTGAAGGCTCGCAACTTTCGCATTGATCCTTCGTAGGAGACACCCCGTGTCCGATCCCATTACCACCGCGTTCGTACAGCAGTACACGTCGAATGTGGCCTTCCTGCTCCAGCAGATGGGCTCCCGCTTCCGCGGGCTCGTCATGGAAGGCGCGCATGTCGGCAAGGCGGCTGTCGTCGTCGAGCAGTTTGGCTCGACCGCCGCGCAGAAGAAGATTTCCCGCCACAGCGACACCCCGCTGATCCAGGTCCCGCAGGACCGCAGGTGGGTCTACCCGGTCGACTACGAGTGGGCCGACCTCATCGACGACCAGGACAAGCTGCGTCTGCTGATCGACCCGACCAGCCCGCTGGCGCAGGCCGGTGCGATGGCCCTGGGCCGTTCCATCGACGACGAGATCGTCGGCGCGTTCTTCGGCACCGCGTACACCGGTGAGTCCGGTGGCACCGCCGTGACCTTCCCGTCCGCGCAGGATGTGGCGGCCACCGTCGGCGGCACCAGCGGCAACGTCGGCCTGAACGTCGACAAGCTGCGCTCGGCCCGGCGCTTGCTGCGCAAGGCCGAAGTGGACCTGGACAACGAGCAGGCACACTGCATGATCGACGCCGAGAAGGAGAACGACCTTCTCAACCAGGCGCAGATCATCAACGCCGACTACAACGCCCGGCCCGTCCTCACCGACGGCAAGCTGGCCAGCTATCTCGGCTTCGACTTCCACCACAGCGAGCGCATCCCCGGCGGCGACACCAGCCTGGCATCGCCGAGCATCACCAGCGGGCACGACATCCCGGTGTGGGTGTCCTCGGGCATGCACCTGGGCATGTGGAACGACATCAACGGCCGCATCGATCCGCGCGCCGACAAGTCGTACTCCACGCAGGTCTACGCCAAGGGTACCTTCGGCGCGACCCGCGTCGAGGAAAAGCGCGTCGTGCGCATCAAGTGCGCGTAACGGAGAACTGACATGGCACAGACCTACAGCACCGAACTCGCCGGTCAGGGTTCCAACCCGCAGACCAAGGCGAACACTTCCGACGGCTACGGTGGCCGCCTGCGGCGCTACCGCGCGTCGATCACCCTGGCGGCCCAGGCTTCGGGCGACGCCATCGTCCTGGCCGAGATCCCCGCCAACTCGGTGTTCGCGTTCGGCGTCCTCACCACGGGCACGTCCCTGGGCACGGCGACCCTCGCGGTCGGCGATGCGTCCTCGGCGACCAAGTACCGTGCGGCCTCGACGTTCACCGCGACCGATACG